ATAGCTACCATAAGAGCGTTCTTGTCTCCAATAAGTAAATCATCAACTTTTACATCTCCTATGATGACAGATTGGATAAGCTTATCTAAAACTGTTCCGTTCTCAATATAAGATTGATTTGATAAGATGTCCTCTTCACGAGCACTCATATACTTAACTTCTACCTTTCCTGATGATAATGGTGATTCTTGTGGGTAAAGTTTACCTCCCGATGGGAGAGTAACTTCTTCTGTTGGCATTTTTATTTCCATAAACTTGTTTTAATGACTTCTTTTATATAAATATATAATACAACAATTATTTGAATAAAAAAAGCCCGGACGTTAAATCCAGGCTTATTATTTGTAAGTAGTTGATTGTCAGTGTATTCTAGAAGTTTAAAACAGCGTAATCAATCTCTACAGTCATTGTAAGTTCTTGGGCAGCTGACTCATTATCATAGCTATAGTCCCCAAAGGTAGCATTTGTAATAAGTGATCCTTTTAAAATCCACTCAGATACGATATCTCCTACAGGACCTAATACGTTGAAAGTTAAATCTTTCTTGTAAAAGTCACTATAACCATCACGTCCTGTTACAGATTCATGGTGTAGTCTTACCCATTCCATTACCGCTTGAGCTCCAGATGGAGTGATCGGATCAAATAATGTGAAAGTTACAGGTTGCCAGATAGACTTCCCTTTTATATTTCTTCTTACATTGATATGATTCAAGGCTACTACATCTTGATTCAGCTGAATTGAACTTACACCTTTGATTAGATACGATGGAAAACCATCAATATACATGACGAACCTATTCTGCTGTTTCGGCTCGAAGGCGGTGAAGAACATTTCGTTAGTGCTTAATACTGCCATTTTTCTTTTATTTTATTATAAATATTTACCTTTTAGATTATGCTGGAAATGATGCGCCTGTCGGTGTAACATTAAAGTCTAGCAATATATACTCAGCTGTTTTAGTTGGTTGTAAGAATATCTGCCCTACAAGCTCATTTCTATCTACTACATCTGCTCCATTGTTTGACTCATCCATTATTACACGGAAAGCATACAATCCTTGTCTTTGTTGAACTGTTTCTAAATAAGGATTTACCTGTGTTAAGAAACTGTTTCTTGTTGCGATAGTATTTTGTTCGAATACTAACTGATCTGCAATCTGAGTAATGTAACTCTTTAGAGTAATCAATAATCTTCTTACATTTACTCTATCAAGAGCTGTTGCACGTTTTTGAAGTGTTTTCTGTCCGAATACTACAACTCCAGATTGTGGGAAAGTAGCTATTGGGTTAATATTAGCTTCGTATAAAGTGTCTCTTGTTGATGTAGGTAGCTTACGCTCTGCTCTGATTACATTTCCTAATGCTCCTCTAGTAAGACCTGCAGGTGCGAACCATGCATCACTACTTCTGTCAGTGAAAGCTAATACGCCAGGAATCATTGTTGAAGCCGGTACCCAAACTTGTTGACCTGTTTCAGGATCAATAGTTTGTAACCATGGCCAGTAAGTAGCTGCATAACTAGAATCAAATCCAGCTGCTTGTGTAGTTACTGTTCCTACGTTTGCTTGGTAGTTAACTAAATCAACTACTGCAAGATTATCTCCTCTACTAACTGAGTTGTTTACTAATGTAGTAACAGTTGAGCTAGCATTCTGAGATGTTAATCCAGGTGCAGTGATTGAAGAATATTTGTAGTCGTCTGTGTTTCCTAAAAGCTGAAGAGCTGTTGCATAGTCAGTAGAAGTAAGTCCCTGAATATTCCCAGTTGTTACATTCTCGTAAAACTTAGCAGGAGATCCTGTAGCTTGTGAATATAAGTCACCTACTGCTCCACTAAATGATCCTGACTGAACTTGTGGGATAGAAGCGGTGTATTGTGACTTTACATTACCATTGTTATCAAAATAATCAGGAGTCTTTTGATTTACTTGTTTAACTCTGATGTATCTTGACTTGTTAATGTATGTACCTTGTTTTTGAATATAGTAACTCCCATTATCTTCAAGTACAACTTGAGTAGAATTACCGATTACTTTTTCAATATAGTTGTCTGCTTTTGGATCTAATGAAAGATTTGCCCAAGTCTCCAATACAGCTTTTTCTCTGTTGTTGTCATTTCCTCTACGTACTAGTAAACTAAATACTCCAGAAGAACTATTAGAAGAAACTATCTCCCATCTAACATTGTCTGCTGATCCAGATACCAAAGCTCCTTGTGTTTGGGTACCATCATTATTCATAACGACTCCCTCAGAAAGTGTATCTAAATCAAAAGCATCTTTATAGTTAAGGTCTGAAGCTTCCAGTGTGATCACTAAATCCAATCCTCCTGATAAATTAGCTCCTGCAGATGAAGAAGGTATTGTAATAGTTTCACCTGCTGCAAATCCTGTACCGGCAGTGGTTACAGTGATGCTTGAAATACTCTCAGACGTAGCATATGTAATACTTGCTAAGGCGTCTACACCTGTTATGCTTCCTGTCATTGGGACAGAAGTAACAGTTCCAGGTCCATTTCCTAAAGAAGAGGTGATCTTAAATCCAGCTGAGATGCCATTCAATAATGTATCAGCTGTTATTACAAGATCCCCATTTGTAATGTTAGTGTTTACTTTTGTTGATTCCGCAGGTGAGAAAGATCCTGAAGTAGTTCTGGTAACTAATAAAGACTCTCCTCCATTTTGGAAGTAGTTATATGCAGAGATTCCAGTCATGTAATTGTAGGAATTTGATCCTGATTCAATCGCACCACCGAATATTGCTTTAAACTGAGAGTATGTAGTTACTACTGTTGGTATTTCAACTGGTCCTAATGCGGTTGGTCCTACAATAGCTGATCCAACCGTAACAGGTTGTTCTTGTACTACTGAAGAATCGTTTTCTCTTGCTAGGACCCCAGGTGATAAAATAGTTTCTGCCATTTTCTATGTATTATTAAATGCTTTTATTATAAATACTAAAACTTTTCTCTAAAATTAGTCTGTTGAGGTAATCTCACCAGTATCTATATTTATTGTTCCGTTTCCGTATCTAGAGGTAAGGTTTGATGCAAACTCTAAACGCTCTTTGTTAAACTTCTCTTTTTCTTCTATCGCCCTATCCTGCTCCTCTTCTAAGCTATGTTGCTGATATGCGATTTGGCCAAATAAAATAACAAGATTATCCTCTTTTGTTTGAAAATCTTTTAATTTTTGCAACTCTTCTTTTGATAAAACTTTTTTGTCCATTTATGTCTTTATTATAAATATTGGATTAATAGTCTAAATCAGTAGCGTCTATAACAGTCTCTTGTGTTATTCTTACTTTAGATACACTATTTACAGCTCTTAAAGAATGTGTGTCTTTTTGCTTTACTTCTGGGATTATCTGGCCTCTTAATCGAATGGTAAAGTTACCCCTTACTAATCTCTCTGTACTCTGTGATAATTCAGTTGTAGATCCGAAGCTATCAATGAAACATCTAAACTTATATCTTTGTGGATCTCCCCAATAAGAATCTGATGCATATTCTATTGCCTCAATAAGTCCGTTTAACTGCTCCATATAATAAGTCTGCATTACACACTCATATGTCATCGTTACAAAATCACCCACAACAATCATTTCAGTTTGTTTAACAGGAGTTCTGTTATTTAAAACATTAAATGGGTTGTAGAAATTCTTACTGTTATACCCTTTGTTTAATGTATAGTGTAAACTTGGTGAGTTAGAATCCACTTTTGCTGTAACGGATCTGTCTTTTTCTAAGTTTGTTCTCTGAACTACAATAATAGGAAGCATTATCTTACCTCCCTTGTCTCTATAGTATCCGTCTTTTTGTACAGACTTCCAACGTTCAGGTGATCCGTAGATTACTGGAACTGGTATTATTCCCCCATTCTGCTTAACTTCCGGTTGAATGATATTGTTGAAATAATAAAACACTGCTTCGTCAATATCCTGTACTCCTATCTTATACGACTTTGTAGCGTCGTTTTTTAATGATATCTTTTTGGATCTGTTAAAACTTATCCCCGTTTCCTTTTCATTTGGATTTGCAGCTTTATTGGGATTCTGTAATCCAGCTAACTCATAAGGCTCTTGCTGTTCTATTGATATCTCTTCTTGAGTCTTAGGACGAGGTCGTATGGTGCGTTTAGAGACCGGAACTTCCGGTATAGCAGGGTAATCACCACGACCCTTACGATAAGCCTTCTCGAACGAATTAGAGGGGGTTTGAGGGGGTGTGGATGGTGTGTTATTTGTTTTTTCTTCAGGACATCCCATTACATGCGTTCTTTATATGGTGAAATATTAAGTTTATCAGCAGGAATATAATGTGTCTTAGCGACTATACTTATATTAGCACCGAAGTTTTGAAGTCCTGGGTTTAGAGGATTCTCTTGGCCTGCTGATCCATTATTTGGGTAATCAGGGTTCTTTCCTCCAAAATATTGATTGGCGATTAAATCATCAATCTCATAATAACCTTCTTGGTAAAGTACAATATCTCCCACTTCAGGTACATACATAGAATCAACTAAATCATCTCGTAGAAAAGCAAAATCAATAGCTTGATTAAAATTAACCCCCAGATCCGAATCAGGGAAGTCCTGATCTGATCTTGTTATCAAACAACTAAAAATAAAAGGACCGTCAAAATACTTCTCTCCAGAAGCTTCTCCGTAAATATTAACCTTAGTATCTCCGATCTTGTACTTATAAAATGATGCTTGTTGTGAAATAACATCGTTGAGTATCTCACGATTTATATGTCGCATCATTGAATAGTCTCTACCGGAAGTGAATAACGCCATAAGTTATTGATTGTTAGTTATTTATCCTACATAAATTACCATAGGAACTTGATTTAGCTCTTTTGTTCTAAATTCGGATTCATCTGCTCTTCTCTCTAATAACTGTCTTCTTGAAGTTTGCTCCAAGTATTCTCTCAGCCTATCAATAAGCTTAAACCTATCTTCTCTACCTTGACTGATTAAAGCATCACCGTTAAGCTGAACTTCCGAATTTGGAATGGGTATTTGACTATACTTGTTTCTTACGTCTCCTAATGTCTCTCTCACAAAAGCTAAGGCATATTCAAATATCCACTGTCTTCCCGGTGCGTTGATTCTTGAATATGTAGGATTAGTGTAAGGAGCATCAAGTACTGAAGTTACTCTATTTGCTATAGCTCCGTCTCCTTCTGGTACAGATGCGGAAAGCCTTTCACCATTTATAATGTATTGAAATTTCATTTTTCCTCCGCTTCCATTTGGAATAGGAAATACTCTAAGTTGATTGTTTATAAGCTCGAACGAGTAGTTTGATTTACGTACTTGCTGATTCATCTCTATTGCCTGAATAGTTTGTAAATCAAAAGATAGAGGCATCATTAAGTAGTTAGTTGCAGGAGACATAGCAGCAAAACCAAATGAGTTAAATAATGCTTGAAAACCAAACCCTGTACCAGAGTATGGATCGTAATACTGTGTTATTGCAGGAGGAGATTCAAAAAAGACTTTCTTAATCTCTATACCTCCTTTACAATCTAATCCTCTTTCTTTAGCCCAAGCGTTTAAGTCGTAAACTTGTTTGTTACTAATCAAATCAACTGCTCCATCGTACCATGTTATATTACCCCCAGAACCTGCTTCTGCTCCGTACTGCTTAGATAATCTTACAATATTACCCATTCCAGGAGTTATTGTAGAATTTGTAACGTCTATTGAAGCATCCGCTCCCTCTAATGAAAGTTGATTCTCTCTAATTTGAAATGCAAATACTTCGTTTCCGTAAGTTGTTACTGCCTCCTCAAACGCTGTATAAAAATGAATATCTTGTAGCTCTACATCCATAATAGGATACCCCAGTCTCCGTGAAGAAAAGGTTGCAAACTTGTCTGAGTCGGTCTGGAAATCAGGATCATCATCGTAAAATCCAAAAGGAGTATCGCCTACATTAGGCTCAAAGGATGAGGAACCGGGCCAGATTGAAATATTCATATATGTATATTTTTATTATAAATATTAAATAGAAGGATCTTATTAACTAGTCTCCTATTTTAATAAGATGTGTATTTACTGAGGGAGTCATAGGTCTTGTTGGATTACTAAATGCTGCTCGTTTTATTATTTTTGCTGATCCAGCTGTTGAGCTCCATACTATTCTAACAACATCACCTGCATCCAAATCTAATATCCACTGTGCATATATAGGTACTATAAAGTTATCTGTTAGGTTTAAAGAGTTTGTTGAAAATCCTACGTTTGATCCGTTTACTTGAATCCATAAACTAACGTTATCTGCAACTCCCGTTGTTCTTTGCCACTGAGTTGTATTTTTTAACTCATATTTTCCTGCGTTAGCAACTGTTATTTCATAATCATTAGCAGCTATACTAATATTTTGTTCTATTGTATTTGTATTATGAGTAAGAAAGTGAATAGTAGCTGCTGCTCCAGTTTGATCAAGTCTACTTATGTATTGAGCAAACGAACCACTAACTTTTGGACTATAATCTGATACTATTGCGTTTCTAGCAGTTGATGCTGATCCTGATAATGCTGCAGATGATGCACTTATTGCTTGATCCGTTACTGTTAAAGAAGCACTATTTGTAGTGTCAGCTGTTTCTAAAATCAACACTTCACTATTTACATAATTTGTATTTGCTTTAGCAGTTAATTGAGAGTTAAGGTTA